ATGAACGTCGAGCTGGGGCGTATCTGTCTCGAACAGACCGCAAGCAATCGCGTCGTCAACGCTTATGCTGCGCGACGCGATCCAGTCCTCCAGTGTAAAGTCTGTCATAGCTTACCCTCGACGTAATCCGCCAAGCGGCGAAGTTCTTGAGGATCAGTGCAGTTTGACTTCATCGTGTTAGCGCGTTTGCTGATTACACGAACATTGCCTTTAACGTAACCAAGTTCCGGGCGTAGCTTGTCAACACTTGGGTTCATTTCACTTTGCTTGCCGAGTACAAACGGGCACAGCATTACGGGACAAGCGGCGGGGACGGTAATGTCGTCCGGTTCAATGTTGAACGGAATATTTTTCGCAGCAGCCTTGTATTTTAACCGCGCCCAGGCGTGCTTGGGCCATGTAACTGTGTCAGTTCTGCGCTTACGCGCGTGCTCGCGACGCCGCGTTTTTATACGCTCGCGAAATTCTATATCGTCGCGATAACGCGCATTATGTCGAGCGCGTTTGCGAGCAACTAGTTGGGCGGGGTCAGCCACGCTCTAATCAATCGGCGATGTGTTTGCCAAACTGCGCGACCGCGTGCTCTGCGTTCGCGTAAATGTGCGAGGGCGGAACATGAAGCGGCCCTTTCGATTGGTTGCGCAGCCAACGCTTGCCGCGCACGATAGCGCGCCGCGCATCAGCTTCTGAGTTGAACGGCGCGAAAGTCGCGGTCGGAACGTAGCCCGCAACTTGAGACGGCACATAGCGTCGCGTTTTCTTGCCACTGTAATAGCCGAGTTGCTGAAACATACGGTCGGACTTCACGCCGCGCCGCTGGTGATGAACAACGGCGTTTATCGGCGCAGCGCCGAACAAGTCGCCAGTGCTCGCGACCATAGAGATAGCCGCCCCAATTAATCCCCGCCGCATGTTTACGCCCTCCGTGGTAGCTCTGGAAACGCTTGTTCAAGTGTTTGCGCCAACTTCTCCGCTGGCGTTCCGCTGACGTAAACACTCACCACGACGCGGTAGTACACGCCGGGATTAGTGCCGACTTCGAAAAAGCTTGCGATGTCACTTGACGGAAAATGAAAGCCGGCCGTGTCGCGATCTTGCCCGCGCGCTCGGCTGATTTGTGCGCGGAAGCCCTTCTCGCGACGCTCGCACTCGGCGTAGCTCATGCACTCCGGCACGTCGCCCAAAACGTCTTGAACGTACATCGCGACGTTGAACATAAGGCCCATTAGACCTTCGCCGACAATTTCTTTCGTGGCGACTTCTTCGGCCGCTGATTTGGCAGTGCCCAGCAGGCGCATGATAGTCGCCGTTGCGTGGAATGTTTTGACGCGGCCGTCAGGCTCTTGCTCTTGCTCGGCGCGACGTCGCGCGATGTCTCGCGCTACGTCGTCGCGAATAATCATCACGCGGCCGTTCTCAACAGCAATGATCGCAGCGCCGCCGCCTAGCGTCATGGCGGGCGATACAGTTGCCTTGTTGTGAGCCTTGCCGCCCCAGGTCTCGCTGATCTTGTCCAGCACAGACTGCAAGCCTTCGAGCGTGAAGCCTTCGCCGTCCACGTTGATAGGGTCGACCGTGTAAAAGCGCTCATTGCTCACGGGTTACTCTCCGTGCTCTGTAAGCAGTTCAGCAATGCGCAACGTGATCTTGTCGGCCTCTTCCTGTGTGGCGCTCGGTGCGTGCGCGAAGAACGCGGACGGCACGGCCACCAACAGAAACGTTTCGCCATTTTTGAGGATTACGCGCCCCGGCTCGACGGTAAACGTCGCGCGCTCTTTCTTAGCCATCGTCCTACTCCCAGTCTCAGAATTGCACAGTTAGAAACGTTTTGTCAAACGCTCCACGGAATCGGCCAGGATCAGCACGCCCACTAGGCACGCCATAATCAGCCAAAAGCCCAGTAACGGAGCGCCTTTCATGACTTGTCAGGGTAGCCAAAAGAATGCCAACGCCAAAGAGCCTCCCACGTGTAATGTCGCGCCATAGTCTGCGCGCCAATTGTCGGAAACAAAACGGGGTAGATAAGCAACCGCCGCACTAGCTCAGCGTGTGCGTCGGACTTCGGGCTTATCTCTTGGCCGCAGTGTGCGCACTTCACTTGTCAGTTCTCCACTTGTCGAGCTGACGCGCTAGATCGTTCAGCTCGTCTTGATCTAGCGTCGTCAGCACTTTCCAGCCCGTCGCGCGCTGCACGATTTCGCACACATAGCCTGTAGCTCTGCTGCGACGCATCGTAAAGTTAGAGGCGTGCCCCGGCTTCCGATCGTCGCGCGTTGTGAACATCGTTTTGCGGTTTCTCATTGTCTGAACAGCTCCCAAATAGAAAACGCCAACGCCCAATAGAGCGCGAGGCAAATCAGAATTGCCGCCGCGTTAATCGCGACCTTCCCCCAGTCAATCATGTGACTTTCTCCCTTCCAGTAAGCGGCTTGCCGCGCGCAAGCTCTGCTATTGTTGTCTCGACGCCTTGCGCAGTCATTGGCGCGGCGAGTATAGCGCGCACGCTTCGCGCGGACCTGTCTAGTGATCGTGCGTGATTTTCAAACTCAACGCGGCTCTTAGTGCCGCGCTTGCGATGCGTCGCCATATAGCGCCAGCGCGTCGCCTCTATCTCTAAGTTGTAAGCACATATCGCCAGCGCGTTGCGCAAGTCCGCGACAGTGACGGGAAGGATTGCTTCGCTCATAGCTCAACGTCTCCAGAAATACGGAACGAAGCGTGGGCGCTTCAGTGGCCAAAGGCGCAGCCATTTTAGGCGCATGACTTAGCATCCATTGCTAAAGCTTCGAGCCAATTGGCAGCATGGCGAAGCGGTCGAGACATATAAGAATCGGTGGCCTCTGTATATGTCTCGCCCTCTCGCAAGTGCCGACAAACGCCAGTTGATTGCGCAAACATCACATGAGCTTCGCGCGTTGGATACCAGCCCGCAGCGCGCGCCTTCTCTTCAAGTGTGCTCATTGTGCAAGTCCCTTTAAATGATCCAGCTCGGCTCTGCGGCTTCCGTTGTCAGTAGCGTCGGCAGCATCGGCCGCGCGCTCAAGCTCAGACCAAGCTTGATCCAACCACAAACGCCGCAGCGCCTTAGTGGAAGCCTGCGCTGCAAGTTCTAGGCTAGTGGCCGCTTCGCGCATGAAGAAGCTCCAGCGCGCGCCATAGCGCGTTTCTAGCGCGCTCACGGCTGACACGCGCGCAAAAAACGCTCCCGATCAAAGCGCGGGTTTGTGTCAGCGAGGCGCAACGCGAATTGCTTCGCGATGTCAGCTCGCAACGCTTCCGGCTCGGCGTCATAGCCCGTGCAATCGAGCGCGCTAATGATCGTCGCCACGGTTGCAAAGTGTCTGTGTTGCATGTCGCCTAACTTGCCGCGATCCTTGCCGTGCGCGGCGGACTGCGTTAGCTTGGAAGTTGCGCAGCGTGGCTTATAGCCCGTGCGTCCGTCTGTTTTGTTCGTTCCCATAGCTCTAAGCTCCAAATCGCACCTAGCGTGCGGCGCTGCGTCCAGTGGGCGCAAGGCGACGCGCTAAGAAAGCGGGCGAGGCATTGGCTTACAGAGCAGCTTCTAAGCTGATGTGACTTCATGCCCCGCCCTAGGTATCGCCGTGCATCGGGAGGAGAGTGATGCGCGGCGATTGTTCTTAGGCGGCTAGCAACAGGTCGACCGCACGCGCCTTCAAGTCAGCGCCTGAACCGAATTGAGCCGAGTAGAGACGCGACAGCTTAGCGCCGTCACCATTGTCGCGGGCGCTGCGTTCGTGGTCAACGTAGCGTGTAACGGCTTGCAGCGCCGCGAACTTGGTCATGGGCGCGTTAGCTGCCTCTGCCTTGTGCGCGTCCTGCATCGCACGCGTCAGCGCGTCGAATTGATTCGCCTTGCGCGTCGAAATGTCTTCGCGCTTGTCGCCAAGTGGAATGTCCAGCAACGTTTTAAAGAACGTGGCAATATATTCCTTGCTGACTTGCTGCGTCGCGAACGCGTCGCCCATTTCCTTGAACTTGTCGAAACCCTGCACGAGCTTCGCAAAGTCGCGCGCCGCGTTGTCGCGCACTTGCCCCGCAAACTTGGTGCGGTGCGTGAACGACAGCGTTGACGCGTTGTCGGCATCGCTCATTTGCAGCGTGTTGTTACACACGACGCAAGTCGACGTAGCGCGAAGCGAAGAGCGGCGCGACTTGTCAAACGACGTGAAAAACAGAGCGAACATTTCATGCTTCGCGCCGCCAATTTGGAAGTCAGCTGCGTTAAAGCGAGCCGTTGCCCAAATCACTGCGCCGCCTTTGAGCGCGCCTGCGGTTTCCATCGTAAAGCGATCGTCGACCGTGAAATATTCGCTGACGAATTGCAGCACGTCGAGAGGCTGAACCGGGTGATATTGTTCGCTCACGGGTTGGCCGATCGGCTTCATCACGTCATCGCGGACAAGGTGAAACACGTTGCCGACTTCTTCCATGACGGGCGAGCCGTCAGCATTCATGCCGGCTTTGAAATAGCTCGGCACACGCGCCACGTGATAATCCAAGCCCGCATCGCGCGCCCAAACTTCTACCGGAGCGCCTTTAGGCGTGACTTGGCCGAGACCATGCCAAGCGTCGCGCGAGCCCTCAACGCGTGAGAAAGCGTCGATGCCTTTTGTGTTGTCGATCATATGTGCCATGAGATTTAGTCCCTTTGCGTTTCGGCCCTAGTTGGCCTCATCAGGCGGGCAAGATAACCCGCGACGCATCAGCCCTAGCGTGGCCCGTTTCTAACGGACCACGCTTGCGCCAGCTCGACGCGCTTAGAACGCGGCGTGTGTGCCGACAAATCGCCAGCCATAAGGCTATCAAGAACGCCATCGCCCAAATGATAGGCGTAGCTGATATGTGTTAGCCGGCCGACTTGCAGCGTACGCTTGAGCCCTATTTGAAAGCGCGAAGGGTCCGCGAACGCCTCATACATACGGTCACCAAAATCCAGCAGGTACGCTGCGTGATCCACGTCGATTACGTCTTCGCCGTCGAGCGTCTCAATGATCCAGTCAAACTCTGCGGCCACGACTCAGCCCTCCCGCGCTTGTGCGAAGTCGACGGCAAAGCCGCGCTCTTCAGCAACTACGCCAGTGGGCGCTTCGCGATCATAGCGCGGCGTGAACGTCAACACGTTATAGAATGGCGCAGCTTCATGCGAGCGCGTCAGCACGTAGGAATGTAAGCCAGTGCTGCGGCAAGCGTGCTCGGCGATGCAGCGAGCTGACTCCAATGTGAGAGCGCGCGGTTTGCTGGATTCCGTCAAGCCTTCGCGGTCGAAATACTCAACCGGCTTAGCGCCAGCGACGCCACTCTCGCGGATGACTTTAAATTCCTGCATCAGATGCCTCCCTAAAGCGCCGCAACTGCTGCGACAGCTACGGTTATAAGGCAGCTAGTGTGTAATGTCAAGCGGTTATAAGTTAGCTGCATGATCGAAATTCGCTTATTGTTTATGTCTCTATGTGGTTACTCTTTATTACATTACTACTTATATACCTTAGCCTTACTACTTATTAAACAGAACGCGTATAGAAGCAGAAAAGAAAAGTTATGCGAACCTGCGCAATGTGCGCAGTATCTCGGCCGCTTTCACCGGGCACGGAGCCGGCCGAGAAACTTCGCAACCACGCCACATAGTCGCTTGACATTATACAGCTACATGCTATGTTCTAAGTACGTTAGCTTATAAGGAACTAGAGACATGAACATTCCCGCCCTTCGCACCCTTCTCGCCCCTAGCTACGTGGCCCGCAAGCCTGCGTGGTTCGTAGCTGCCCAGGTTCGTGAGGCAACCAAGCGTTAAGTTATAATGTGACATGGCTATGTGTTAGCCATGTCACTCTAACTCGCAGCTGCGGCGTAGCGCGGCGGCTTCGGGTTCGACTACCGGGGGCGGGGTTCGTGGCTGGTTGGGCTTGCCATGTCAGACACAGCCCGCCAAGTACACATAATTTCACAACAACCATATAACCAATCAACAAAGTACCATAGCTCACATTATCCGTCAATTCGCCCGTGTCTTGACATGCCGGATAACTCAGCCATGCTCGCGGCGAGAGAAACCAACCACGGGCCGGGGCAGGCGCTTCGGGGCAGTGCGTGATCGGCACAAGAGCGCCCCGTGTGTTGGTATCTCGATCGACTTGAAGGCTGACGACTATGGGCGAGAGAACTGCTGAACATCGCCGCCGCATTTTGCGCGCGGCCAACATCATTCCGGGCGCAGCGCCTGTGAATGCGCTCAACGGCATCGTCGTGCGAAATCGCGCGCGCCAAGCGCAGCGTGAGAATCCGCCTCCGCAAATTCCGCTGCATCGGCGCACGGGCGTCAACGCGCTTCGCGGCCGTATGCGTGAACCGGCGTACTAGTCGTGCTCTCGAATTTTCTTCGACGGATTCTCAGCGGCGGGCGCGCGCAGCCGCAGCTCGACACTGTGCGAGCAAATCCGAACGACCCGATTCACTCCGCGCTCGGTCAAGGCGGGCCGCAAGATGGGCTCGGTGGCGGCGGATATGCTTCAGGCTCAGGCGTCGCGACTGGCGGCGATCGGTTCGGCCGCACTGGCGGATCGCAGTTGAGCGGCGGACAGCAGCGCTACAACGCGATCATGGCGAACTTGCACGAAGATCAGAACGCGCCGCGTCGATTCTCGGAAGCCGGTGGAATTTTGCCCGCGCCGTACGAAGCGCACATGAGTCCCGATGTGCTCGAAGCGCATCCGAACGAAACGATGGGCCAACGTTACGGGCCTTCAGCACAAGCGACGATGCCTTTGCCGCCGACGCCCGGTGCGACTGAGTTGACGCCTGCACAGGCGCAGCACTACGCGATTGATCCGACTTCGCCGACAGGCTACCGCGTGTTGAACGAAAACACGCGCTATGCGCAAGTGCGGCCGGGCGCGCTCGGCGACGTTGCGCGCGCTCACGCTGAAAATTCGCTCCGTCAAAATTCTCTCGGCCGCTTTGTCGGCTCGCGCGCAACACCTTCGCGCGGCGGTTCGGGCGGCAGCGGCGGACGCAGTGCTCCGTCATCGAGCGGCGGGAAGAAGAGTTCGGGCGGAAGCTCAGGTGGAAGTTCAGGCGGCGGCGGAAAAGGCGGCGGCAAGTAAGAGGGGGACAACATGGCTTATCGAACTCGGAAGCGCCGCGCGCGAAAACCTGCGGCGCTTCATCTGTACGAAGTGACGTACACGATCATCGGCGGCGAGATTGAGCATCACGTTTATCGGCTGCGTTGCCGAAAGCTGACGCCGGCAATCATGCGCTCGAACAAACCGCTGATCGGTGAAGTTTGCGCGAAGCTCGATGCGAGACATTGGACGCCGTTCGGCCTCGGCGCGCTGCCGGGCGTTGAAGCATACAACCCGCGCACTGTTCGCGAATTGCCGAACGTCGACGTTCCGGCTAAACCGGCCGTTGAGATTATCGAAGGGGGAAAGAAATGAGCATGTGGGAAACGTTGGAGACGGGCGAGAACACGACGCTCGCGACGGAAGTGCCCGGCGTCGGCTGCATCGTCGCGGTCCCAGGTGTCGGCCTCACGTTCGTTCCGCACACGCGATTGCGCATGATGAACCAACCGAACAACGGCGCAACGCACGTCATCACGCGCGACGATCGAAATCGCCCGCCGCTTACGCCGACTGGAAAAAGCGCGGCTGAAATTCGCGCGGCGCAGCCCAATGTTGTCGATCCGGGCGCTTTGAACTATCTTGTGCTCGACGAAGACGCAGCGGAATACTGACATGACACACGAAGAACTCGACAAGGACATAGCGACCTGCAAGCGCAAAATCGCGCACTACGAAGAAATGCTCAGCGTGAAGCAGGAAGACATGCTCGTGGGCTCGGTCCAAGAGCTGCACAGCGGCGCGAAATCTTTTTTGAAAAAGTTTCAGCGCGACTTGGAAATTCTGACGTTGGCTAAGCGCGGGCTTGGAGTCATCTAATGCCCGTCCCGGCTCTACTCGTAAATGAAATTTACGCCGCGAGTGGCAGCTACCTTCGCGACGCGTTTCGCCGCGTGCATGAGCGTTTGGGCGGCGACGATCGGTTGTTGCAGGAAGCGAACCGTTCGAGCGCCGCTTACTGGGAATTTCAGAAGCTAAACGTGAAGCAGCAGCCGAAGGACGTGAACGTCACGCACGACAACAGCGCGGAAGCTCTGCTCGCGGCGCTCGAAGCACGTCAGCGCGGCGAAATCATCCAATATGTTGACGAGCAAAATTCCGCAGAAGATGCGACTTTCGTCGAGATTCCGAAGTCGTCGTTGTGGTCCGCAAAAGTGGTCGCACAGAGCGTCGTTTGACGAACTCGCCCGTTCGCGTATCCTAGGAACGGGCTGGGTTGGACGCTGATCGTCCCCTCGCAGCTCGATCCGGCCAGGGCCACGCGCACAGCTCCCGCGCGGGGCCCACGGTCAGCGGGGATTTAGGATGCTCAAGGGCCTTATCTGCTTTTTCGCCTACGCGCTCGTGATGATCGCGCTTGCTTGGCTGTGCATCGCAGGCCCTGCTGACGCGACGCCGCGCGAGGGACGCCCGCTACGCGGTCACTTGACGCTCTGTATCGTCGAAGCCGGTAGGCCGCTTCAATGCGGGCGCACAGAAACGCTCGCGCTGTTTGACACGCACGCAGAGTGCGTAAATTTTTTGAACACGGCGTTTGCGCGTTATCGCGACACTGTGCGCCTTCAGCGTCCGCTCGCTGTGTTGCGCGGCGAGTATAGTTGCCGTTTCGAAGACGGCGTGTTTGAGGCGTAAATGGCTGCCGTCGATCGAAAGCTGCTCGAAGCTTATGAGCAATGCCGAACGGACTTCCGCTTCTTCGGCGAGAACTGCCTAAAGATCAAAAACAAGCTCGGCAACCCGCAGTCGTTCACGTGGAATAGCGCGCAAGAGCTGCTGCACGAGAGCATCGAAGAGCAGAAGCGCCGCACGGGCCGCGTACGCAAGATTATCGTGAAAGGCCGGCAACAAGGCGTATCGACGTACGTCGGCGCGCGCTACTATCACAACACGACGATGAATCGCGGGCGCAATACGTTCATCCTCTCGCACAAAAAGGACACGACAGACGCGCTCGCGGCGATCGTCGACCGCTATCAGAAACACAACCCGTTCGCGCCGCAAAAGGGCAAGGACAACGTTCTCGAACTCGAATTTCCGCGTCTCGACGCAAGCTATTATCTCGAAACGGCCGGCGCGCAATCATCGGGGCGCGGTAAGACATCGTTGAACTTCCACGGCTCGGAAGTCGCGTTCTGGAATAACGCTGGCGCGCACTTCTCAGGCTCTGTGCAAACCGTGCCCGACGATGACGGCACGGAAGTCTGCTTGGAGAGCACGGCGAACGGCGTGACCGGCGCGTTTTACGAGCGCACGCAAGACGCAATTCAGCGACGCGGCGACTACGAGCTGTGCTTCATCCCGTGGTATCTGCAAAAAGAATATACGCGCCGCGTGCCCGAAGGCTTCGAACTTAGCGACGCGCTCGAAGACGCGTACGCGTGCAACATCGGGCTCAGCGAACGCGAGTACATGGAAATGTTCGAGCTTACGCTTGGACAAATGGTTTGGCGTCGCAACAAAATTCACGAGCTGAAAGCCGAAGGCGGCTTGTCGCTGTTCGACCAAGAATATCCGGCGACAGTCGAGCTTGCGTTCCAACAAAAAGCCGAAGGCGCGTACCACAAAGTTTCGGATATTCTGAAAGCGCGCAAGCGCACAGGCGTTCACGCGGCGGGGCCTCTCATTCTCGGCGTCGACCCCGCTGGCGAAGGCGGCGACCGCTTTGCGATTGCGTTCCGTCGCGGTCACGTGTGCGAAAAAATAATCTGGCGCGATAAAGTCACGCACGACGAAGCCGTGGAGTGGCTTAAGTCCGTCATCGACGAAGCGAACCCCGCCCTTGTGTTCATCGACGCGGGCGGTCTCGGTAAGGCGATCATCACGTCGCTGCGTGCGAAAGGCCCGGCGTACAATCTGCCGCGCGTTCACGCAGTAAACTTCGGCGGCAAGTCGCAAGCGAAACTTGCGCGTCCGCAAATGCCCGGCCCGAAGATGCGCCGCGATGAAATGCAGCAGCGCGTTGCGGAATGGCTCGCTGATCCGAACATGCCACCCAGCATTCCCGATCTTGACACGCTGCAAGCTGACTTGATCGAAATGAAGATCAAAAAAATCAACACGAACGATTTGCAGCTCGAAAGTAAGCAGGAAATCAAGGCTCGCGGCGGGCGCTCGCCCGACTTGGCCGACGCGCTCGGGCTCACGTTCGCAGATTTGATTTACGTGAAGAACTTCGCGCCGCCGAAACAGCAAACAAACTTCATGGAAGACGCGCCGAAAACCGCGCTAATTCAGCCTTCTCTGCAAGAAGTCATCGACTACGGCGGCGACGATTGGGGCGGCGGTTCGGGCTCGTGGATGGGCTGATGTTGCGCGAAGTCTAATTTCGCGTATCCTTAGGCACGTGCTTGGGCGCGGTGCCCATCTGCCAAAAACATCAACAGATAGGAAAACCCCCAATGGTTGACGTACGCAATGCAACTGACACGAAGTCGCCGCGCGGCTTCCCAAACTACGGTCTCAATCCGACGCAGCCGTTTCCGACTCCTGCGCAATACGACGCACTGAGCGGCGGCGGCACCGCGCCGGGCTCTGTGCCTTCAGCTTCGACGACTGCCGGCGTAGGCACGCCGCAAGCGGGCGCTGCTGCATTCATTCGCACGGTACGCGTTCCGATCACGAACGTTGTGCTCGACCTTGGCGCGGCCGACTTCGCAGGCATCCAGCTTCTCGAACTTGCTCGCCCGGTCATGTGGCTCGGCGGCAATTTCGACATCGACATCGCTGCCGCTGGCGGCTCGGCGATGGACAGCGCAGTTGTCGAACTCGGCGTCGGCACGGTTGTCGCATCGGCTGATCCGATCGCGACCACGGCGCAGAACATCGTCACGCTCGACAGCACGACGCTCGCGTCGAAGCTCGGCACTTCGGTCCAAGCAACCGCCGTCACTCCGCTTGTTGCGGCCGTGGCTGGCGACGTGTTCTTGAACCTGTCTGCGACGGAAGCCACGACCGGCTACACCGTCACGCTCAACGGCTTCGTTGAGCTGTTCTACATCGACTTCGCTGCGGCTTAAGCCGCAGCGAGGGCGGGGATTTGATAAGTGGCTGACGAACGAATCAAAAACCAGCGCGACATCGCTGCGGCTTATCCCGGCACTTCGCCGGGAGCTGGCCCGACTGGCGATGTCGCGCCGCGCTCTCAAGGCGCGAAGACGCGTCGGCACAAAGAAGTCGCGCCGCCCGACGACTTCGAAACGAAAGAAGACTTTCTCGCGCACGTCCGCAAACTGTACTCGGACGATCGCGACGCGGACCAAGAGAACCGCGACGCTGCTATCGAAGACGCGGAGTTCTTCGCTGGCAAGCAATGGGACGACAAAATCAAAGCGCGCCGTGAAGGCAAGCGCAAGCCGGTCCTGACGGTCAACCGCACGATTGCATTCGTGGGCCAAATCGTCGGCACGCGGCGCATGAACGAAACCGTTATCAAAATTCTGCCGGAATACGGCGGCAAGCAAGCAATCGCCGAGAAGCGTGGCGGCTTGATCCGTCACTGCGAAAAGAAGTCGAAGGCCGACCGTGCGCGCGACACTGCGCTGCAAAACTGCGTCATCGGCGGACTTGGCAACTACGGCATTGCGCTCGACTACGCGCGCTTCGACGTGTTCGACCAAGACATCAATTGGCGCGAGTATCCCGATGCGTACAGCGTCACATGGGACCGCTTGAGCGTCGATAAGACAGGCCGCGACGCGAACCACGTGTTCATCGAAGACACGATGTCGCGCACGGCCTACGAAGACAAATACCCCGGCGTTGAGCCTTCCGAGTTCACTGACGATCAGGCGGATCTTTCGGGCTGGTTTACGTCGGACGATGTTCGCGTCGTCCAATTCTGGCGTATGCGTTACCGTGACTGTGAGCTGGCGCTGCTTCAAGACGGCACCGTGCATGACATTACCGACTGGCCGGAAAACGACCAACGTCGCTTGCAGATCGCGATAAAGCCGAACGGCGAGTTGTTCACGCGGCAGACGGTGCGGCCGTTCGCAGAGTGTTACGTCGTCAGCGGCACAGACATTCTCGACGGGCCGTATCAGCTCGACATCAGCCGCGTTCCTGTATTCCGCGTGCCGGCGTGGGAAATCACGATCAACGGCAAGCGTTATCGCTTCGGCCTTCTGCGCTTCCTGAAAGACCCGCAGCGTCTGCATAACTACTGGCGTTCGACGATCGCTGAAAAGCTGATGATGACGCCGCGTGCGCGCTGGGTAGCGTCTGACGCGGCCGTGGCGGGCCGCGAGGCGCAGTGGCGTAACGCGCACTTGAGCGACGATCCGCTGTTGATCTACAACGGCGAGAGCGGCCAAGCGCCAGAGTACACGCAGCCGGCGCAGCTCGAAGTTGCTCTTATCCAAGAGAGCAACATGAGCGTGCAAGACTTGCGCGACGTGTCGAACCTGCATGAAGCGTCGCTCGGCCAGCAGTCGAACGAAGTGAGCGGCAAAGCGATCGTCGCGCGCCAGCGCGTCGGCGACATCGGCACGATTGTCTATCACGACAACCTAAACGCGGCGATCGAAGAAGATGGCAGCGTCGCAAACGAAATGATCGACATTGCGTACGATGCGCCGCGTACGATCATCGTGCTCGGCGACGACGGCAAGCCGCAAGAGCAGCGTATCAACGATCCAGGCGACGAAGCCTCTATCAACATAAACGAAGGGCGCTACGGCGTCACAGTGACCACTGGGCCGTCGACTGCGACGAAGCGCGTCGAAGCGCAAGAAGCCATGTTGAGCGTGTTCAACGCCGCGCCGCAAGTGTTCGCGCAAGCTGCGGACTTGTGGGCCGAAGAACTCGACTTCCCCGGCGCGCACAAGCTCGCGAAGCGTCTCCGCGCGCTGTTGCCGTCGCACCTTGTCGACCGCAGCTCGCTTGATACCGAAGAACAAGCTGCCTTCGACAAAAAGGCCGAAGGCGAAGCACAGAGCGCGCAAATTCAACAACAAGTCGAGACAGCGCAGTTACAGGCGCAGCTCGCGGAAATTCAAGCGAAGACCGAGAAGGCCAAGGCCGAAGCGGCTAAGGCCGTCGCCGACGCGCGTTACGCGGAAGCCCGTGCCGACAGCGAAGAGACGCGCCGCGAGCTTATGCAAGCGCAGGCAGAAGCGGCGCGCGCCAACGGCTTCAAGAACATCAGCGACGCTCTGCTCAACGGCAACGCGCCGGAAGCGGACGCACAGCTCGAAAACCAAGCGAACGACGAAGAAGCTACACACGGCGAAATCAGTTCGCTACTTCACGACGATCAAACGCTCGCGCCCATCGTCGAACAAGAAGAAACGGGCGGCGAGTAATTTTAGCAGCGGGGAATAGGTAACATGGCTGAAGAATTTGAAGAAGGTCTGAAAGACCTTATGTCCGAACAATTCAAGGACAACGAAGTTATGCCGCTTCGTGACGAGAAGACCGGCAAGTTTGTCAACAGCGGCGACGCGGAAGAGCCCGCCGACGAAGAAGTCAACGAGAACGAGCCGGGCGAAGAAGTCAACGAAAACGAGCCCGACTCCGAAGAAGCTGGCGAAGGCGAAGAGGGCGACGAAGAAGAAAACGAAGAGGGCGAAGAAGAACAGCCCGACGAAGGCAAGGGCAAAGGCAAAGGCCGCTTTCAAAAGCGCGTCGACACGCTAACCGCCACCGTGCGCCGCCTTGAGCGCGACCTGCAAGCCGAACGTGAAGCGAAGGCCGTTGCCGCAGAGCGCGAGAAGAACACGCCGAAGCGAGCTGACGGTACGCCGTACACCGACGCGGCTGACTACGCGCGCGACAAGCTGAAAACCGACGACAAAGCGCCGAAGAAACCGAACCCCGCCGCGAAGGGCGCGGACGGCAAACCGCTATATAAACTCGGCGAATTTGACGAACAGTACGCCGAAGACAAAGACGACTATTTGGACGCGCGCCGCCGCTATCTTGACGCGAAAGAAAAAGAATACGATACTGCGGTCACTGCCCCGGCCGTGGACGCCGCCGCTGTTCAACAGCAAGAGTTCCAAACCAAGATCAACTCCAAAATCGAAGACGGCAAAAAAGCCTACAAAGACTTCGACGAAAAAGTTGTGAAGGGTATCGAGCAAGATGCTTGGCCGCTTTCCGAAGCTGGCGCTTTGTTTCTCGCCGACAGCGACGTAGGCGCTGACATTGCCTACTACTTGGCGTCCAACGTGAAGGAAGCCAAGGAAATCGCGGACCTGAGCCCAGTGCAACAGGTCAAGCGCTTCACGAAACTCGAAGAAAAGCTCACAGCCGAAGTTGCTGCGAAGAAAGCCAAGCGCGGATCAAAAGCGCCTGAGCCTCTTGCGCACAAAGCACGCGGCGGCGGTCGAGCTGAAACTAATCGCTTCGACGGCGAAGACTTCGAGAGCGTCGAAAAGAATTGGAACGCGGCCAACAAGGCCAAGAAATAGCGCCCTGATAGTCGGCGGCGCGTGAAGAGGATAAAATGGCGAACGGTTTTCTTAATGCCCAAACCTACAGCAACGCGCTGATGCTGTTGGTAAAGAACAGCCTCGTGTGGGGCCGTTTGGTCAACGGGCAGTTCAAAAACGAAGTCACGGACGAAAACGGTCTGACGACTTCGGTCAAAGCGCCGCCGCACTTCATTGCGCAAGACGGCCCGACTCTGCAAGCGCAGCGCTTGCTGATCGGTTCGCGCACCGTGCAAGTCGACCAGTACAAGAACGTTCACTGCACGATCGGCGACCTTGAGTACGTCCAGTCGTTCGGCGACCTGATGAAGAACTCGGCGATGCAATCCGCCGCGTCTGCATTGGCTCACGCGATCGACGCGCATATCGCGGGCAAGGCTCTTGAGTTCCCGTCCGCCGTGTACACGAACTACGGCGCGGGCATCAAAACGACCGCCGACGTGAACAAGGCTCACACGCAGCTCATGGTACAAGGCGTGCCGAACGAGCAGTTGAAGGGCGTCTTGACCTTCGGCGATAGCGAGCGCATCGCGAACCAACTTGTCGCCTATGCAAACGATGGCATCAACGCGCGCTCTGCGCTCGAAGAAGCTCGTGTGCAAACTCCGATGCGGAACATTGCGTTCTACGCGACGCAACAAGTCCCGTACTGGGCCAACGGCGATCACACGATGTCTGCCGGCCCGCAAGTCAAGGGCGCGGCGCAGAACGTGAACTACAAGGACGTGAAGACGGCGATGACGCAATCGCTCGTGCTCGACGGCCTTGGCAACTCGAAGACCGTCGTCAAGGGTGAGCAGTTCACGATCAGCGGTGTCAAAGAGTACGACTGGCGTCAGCAAAAGACGCTGCCGAACGGCCAAATCTTCACCGTCATCGTTGGCGGCACGACTGACGCGGCGAACGGCTCGATTACGGTCACGGTTGCTCCGGCGATCATCGTACCGGGCACGACGGACGGCACTGACACCATTGCTAACTCTGCGTTCGCGACCGTCAGCGCAGTTCCGGCTGACGACGCGGCTGTGACGTTCCTCGGCGCGGCTTCGACTTCGTATGACGCGCGTGTCGCGTTCCACAAGTCGGCAATCGCGCTCGTGTCGGCGAAGCTGCAACGTCCGTTCACGGGCGAATGCTCCTTCACGACCGACAAGGAAACGGGCATCACGATCCGCTACTGGCGCGGTTCGGACATCACGACCGGCGTACACGCCCACCGTTGGGATTGTATCTTCGGCGCGGTGAACGTTGACCGCCGTCTCGGCGTCCGTATCTTCGGCACGACCTAATAAGTCGTCGCAGTTGAACTAGGCTACAGCGGCCCGCCCCTTCGCACCGGGCGGGCCGTTTGCGTAACAGGTGCGAGTAAGGTATTCTCAAATGGCTAAGGCTAAATCCCAGGGGGACATCATGGAAAACAAGGACGATCCGCAAATCGACGTGTCGAAGGGCGTGAAAGCGGCTGCAAATGAGTTTGCGCCGAATCTCGTGAACGACGGCGGCGAAGGTGGCGCGCGCGAAGTTGCGCCGGCTCCGACACCGGAGGCGTCACTTGCGCCGCCCGAAGAACAGGCTGCGCCGGAAGATCAGCTCACGGACGAAGAACGCGCCGCAGCCGCGCAGAAGTCACATGCGCGCGAGTTCGTGACGTACGTTGTCGGCGAACTGAGCGACGTTGCCGAACAGTTCGGCTACGAACGCATCGTGCTCAAGCCGAAAATCACTGCCGCCGTGCGCGGCCCGGTTATGATGTACCATCGCGTCACTGAGCAGGGCAAAGTGTTCAACTCGCCTGCGGAAGCCGGCGACGATTACATCAGCGGCGACGAACTTCGCGTTCGCCAAAACAGCGCCCGCGCTGCGGAGTAATTCGACATGCTCGCTTCCGAGTGCATCAGTGCCGCGTTTCGCGAGGCGGACGTAACGACTATTGGAACAACGCCGACCGATGCCGAACTCGCGGAGGGCCTTGCGCTGCTCAACGGGTTTGTCACTCGGCTGTTCGGAACCGAGTTCGGCGAGAACATGCAGGACTGGCCGCTTCCGCCTCAAGCGGGCCAGTTTCCTAACGCGCCCGGCGTTCCAGACAATCTCGTGCAGCCCATTATGGGCGATACTTGGTATCTTGCGCCGCGCGTGAACTCGCGCCTGCTGCTGAAAACCACGTCGGGCGTTACGATCAAATTTCCCGAAGCTCCGTTCGACGGTTCGCAAATCGCGATCGTCGACGTTGGCTCGAACTCGACCGAAATTACGTTGAGCGGCAACGGTCGCTTGATCGACGGTCAACAAACTCTTGTCGACACGCCGCAAGCGTTCAGCGGCAAGCGCTACTTCTATCGCAGCGACATCGCGTCGTGGCAGGAAGTGGAAGCGCTAGCGCTCGACGATCCGCTGCCGCTCGTGGCCGACTTCGACGACTTGTTCATCACGTATCTTGCGATCCGCCTCGCGCCGCGCAATGCGCAGTCGACGACGGACGAAACGGCGAAGGTCTATCAGGACTTGCTGAAGAAGGCGCGCACGCGCTATCGCCAAGAACAAGCGACGGCGGTTACGCCCGACAGCAACATTTCGCAGTCCATTCAAAGCTACGGCCCTACGGGCTCAGACTGGTTCGGCTAAGTCATGGCGCGCGTTCCTCTCGGTAAAGGCGCGTTCAACCGCACGTTCGGCCGACAAGCTGAAATCGTGTTGCTGAATCGTTTCTTCGAACAAAGTCCCGCGAACCAAACTGACGGTGTGAACTTGCTCAGCCGGCCGGGCTCGACGGAAGAAGCTGCGTTCGGCGACGGCCCTATTCGCAAACAGTTCACGCTGCCGGGCTTGCTCGAAGGCGACTTGTTCATCGTCAGCGGCGCAGCGTTCTATCGCTACGACATCGACGGAAACTCGCAGCTCGTCACTGGCGCGATTGCCACGCCCGGTACGCCCAGTATGACCGGCGCGAAGGGCGCGGGCTATCAGCGCGTGTTCATCGCTGACGGCACGTCGCTTCAATACTATGGCGGACAGGCTTACAGCGCCACGCTGACGCTCACGCCGGGCACGATCGCCGACGACACGGTGCGTGTTGACAGCACGTATTACAAATTCGCGGCGGACCCGACCACGGGCACGCCTGACGGCTCTTCGGGCAATCCGTATCTTGTCGCCGTGGGCGGCAGCAATGCGAACGCACTGGCGAACTTGCGCAAGGCGATCAACGCGACTGGCGTCGGCGGCACTGACTACAGCGTCGAAATTACGGAGCCTAACGAGCGCGTCACGGCGAACGCAAACACTTCGACCACGATGAGCGTACGTGGCGTCGTGCCCGGCCCGCTTGATCCTATCGCCCCAGTGAGCGTGTCGGCCTCTGGCGGCGCTGACGGCCTTGCGTGGGACGTTGCCCAGCTCACGGCCGGCGCACACGTTCTGTACGGCATTCCGACGCCCGACGACGTTGGTATCGTCAGCGTTGCCGAACTGGGCAGCTTCATTCTGTGCGTGCAAGCGAACAGCGACCGCGTTTACTTCATCCGCCCCGGCGAGACGACGATCGACCCGCTCGACTTCTTCACGGCTGAAAGCGAAGCAGACAGTCTGCTCGAAGCGATCAAAGTCGGCGACCAAGTTTGGCTGATCGGCGAAACGAGCATCGAGCCTTGGTATCTCAACGGCTCGACTGATCCGCTCGCGAACCCGCTCTCGAAGATGCAGGGCCGTCCCTTCAGCATTGGCGCTATCGAAGGCACGATTGTAAAGCTGGCGAATAGCATCTTTCTTGTCGGCAACGATCAAGTCGCGTATCGCATCGAAGGCGGGCCGCAGCCAATTTCAAACCCCGGCATTGCAGAGCGCATCCGCAAAGCGCTCAAGGCGGAAAAGGACAGCGCATGACGATCGTATTTCAAGACAGCTTCGACCACTACGGCGATGGCTCTCTCGGCGTGACGCGCATGAAAGAGGGTCCGAACTCGCCCGGCGTCGGCAGCTGGGTTGCTTCGGTAAGCTGCGACATTTCGGAATCGCCGACTGGCGCGGGGCGCACAGGCCCTTACGCGCTCGAACTCACTCGCGGAAACTCGGGCGGCGTGCGCGGCGCGCTACCTGACACGTATCCCGAAGTGTATGTCCACTTGGCATACTACGCGATTGACTTGCCGAACACGGACAGCTCTGACGCAATCTTCGTGGCGAAGAGCGCCGCGAACGCGCGCATTGGATCGGTGTTCGTCACGAGCAGCGGCGCTATCCGCGTGCTGAACAGTGCTGCGGCGGAAATCGCGAACACTGGCGCTCCCGTCGTCGCGGCCGGTGGCTGGCATCAAATCGCCATTCGCTTCAAGATCGGCGCGGGCACTGGCGAAGTCGAAGTCAAAGTCAACAACGTCGGCGTGCTCGATGTCGACACGCTCTCACTCGGCGCGACCGAAATCGGCCAATGGGAAGTTTACGGCGCAACCAACCCGATCACGCAAGGCTACTGGGTTGACGATTACGTCATCAGCTTCGACGACAGCGCGACGCCGGGCACTCACAATAACGGCTTTCTCGGCAGCGGCGTTCGCGTCGCTACATTGCGCCCGCGTCTCGACGACGAAACGGGCTGGACTGCGAACCGCCGCTACAAGAACGGCACTGGCGTAGGCCGTTGCGTCGACGGCAATGACGCGTTTACGTGCGCCGACAACGTGCAGTTCGAACTGGGCGCTAGCGACTACACTATGGAAGGCTTCTTCAAGTTCACGTCGCTTCCGTCAGCGGCGAACTTGTCGCAGCTCTTCGGCAAGTATCGCGAGAGCACGAACGAACGCAGCTATTCGCTGTACTATCAAGACAGCGAGCTTCTGTTTGACGTGGCGACTGACGGCACGGTTGGCACGCTCTCGACGCTCGTGCGCGGCGCGTTCAGCCCGATTCCCGAACACTACTACCACGTGTGCATTCAGCGTGCGTCGAGCGTCACGACGCTGTTCGTCGACGGCGTTCCTATCGCAGCGCCCGTCGCCGATGCGAACACCTATCACGACAATACGTCGCTGTTCGCGCTCGGCGGTCGACAAAACGGAGCTACTAGCATCCTTTCAAACACGTCGTTCTTCGGCTTCATGGACGAAGTTCGCGTGACCAAAGGCGTTGCGCGCTACAACACGACCGGCTTCGCTGTGCCGTCTGTGCCGCTCGGCCGCAATGTCGGCGACGACACTGACTTCGCCAGTGTTTCGCTTCTGCTCGGCTTCGACGCCGGCATCATTGACGAAAGCTCGTTTGCGCGCGCAGTCACTGCTCGCGGCGACGCTGTGCGATACGCCGTCGATGACGCGCCGACTTCACAGTATCCGACTGTCAACAACGATCCTCCGATCGACGACACAGGCATCGAAGCGCCGTTTATCGCGGCGTCTTCTGTGCTCACGTTCACGGGCCAGCCCAGCAACGGCAATACGGTCACGGTCGACGACAATGTGTACACGTTTAACACCGTGCTCGGCGGCGCTGGTAGCGTGCTGATCGGCGCGAGCGTTAGCGCCTCGATTGACAACCTTGTCGCGGCGATCAACGGCGACGCTGGCGAAGGTACGACTTACGGCACGGGCACTGTTCCTAGTGACGAAGCGACGGCGCAGAATATCGACAACGACCAAATGTTCGTCTTCGCGAACACGCCCGGCGCGGCTGGTAACGCGATCGACATTGCAGAGAGCGGCAGCACTATGTCGTGGGCGCTCGGCGCTACTGCGCTCTCGGGCGGTCTCGATATTCCGACGCCTTCTTCGTTCTTCGTAACGCGCTTGCCGGCGCAGACTACGGGCGTTCGCGCCGTCGCGCTTTATGCGCGCGCTCGCAAGACTGACGTGGGCGACGGCAAAATTCAAATGTCGTTCGTTACGGCCGATGACAGCTCGGCGAACGGCACTGAGCACGAGCTGACTACTAACTATGCGTGGATTGCCGACATTATCGAAGAAGACCCTTCGACGACGGCGGCGCTCACGCCTGCATCGTTCACTGGCGCACGTATTCGCGTTGACCGTACGGAGTAACCCGTGGCTGCTCCGTACGGCACAGCAGGCGGGCTTGTCGTTCTTGTCACCAAGGACGGCCTGCCTGTAACACGCGTCAGCGAGTTTTATGCGCTTGCTGTTACGGGACAGCCACGCGTCGAGTACACTCCTGTCAGCGAGCTTGTTATTCTCGCGACTATTGAGAAGGCAAAGGTTGTGACGCACGTTTCTGAATTTGTCGCCCTAGTGACCTACACTTCGGAAGCGACGGAGCGTTTTGACAACCGCTCATGGGGCTTCACGCTCGATCAGCACGCGTTCTATGTGCTGCACTTGGGCTCGGAAGGCACGTTCGTTTATGACGCGCTGACGACGGAATGGTCGCAGTGGAAGACTGAAGGCTTCGTTTCGTGGAACGCAGAGAACGGCGTCACTTGGAACGACGAAATTTACTTCGGCGGCGCTGAAGACAACGTGCTCTGGCGCATGGTCCCCACGAGCTTCCTTGACGAAGACTTCCGCACTATCAAACGCGTCGTAACGGGCGGCATTCCGGCCGAGGCGCGCGACACGTTGCGCACTGGTATGTTCGTGCTCAGCGCGACCAATCAAGGCACGCTCGATGACGAAAGCACGCCTTACGTGCAGCTCAGCATCAGCGACGACGGCGGCAATACCTTCACTGATCGAGAAGCGCTCACGCTCGACGGTAGCGCAACGCAAGACTTTTCGTGGCGCGGGCTCGGCACGATCCGCGCGCCCGGCCGCGTGTTCAAGATCACTGACGAAGGCGGCTTCGTGACGATCAAGGGCGCGGATCAGAAGATCGCGGGCGAAGAGTAATGCCTAAGCCCGTAATCGACCCGCTTCAGTGGAATACGCCGATTGTCGACCCGCGCACGGGTTTCCCTTCGGAATGGTTCATGCGCCAGTTCTCGGTGCAGCGCGGCAACTCGTCTGAACTCGGGGCCGTGTTTGGAATCACGCTGATTGCCGGCGCGGGCTTGACGGGCGGCGGCACGCTCGGCGACTTGGCCGACATCACGTTCACGCTCGACCTTGAAGTCGTGCGCGACACTGTTGCGACGTTCATCGACGACAGCGCTGACATTGAGTGGACGCACGTCGACGGAAGCGATTCGTTGACGGCGGAGCTGACTACAACGGGCATCACGCCCGGCGCATACACAAATGTCGACATCACTGTTGACGACAAAGGGCGCATCACGGCCATTGCGAACGGCTCGGGTGGCGGCGGTGGCGGCGGGTTTGCGTCGGGCGCTACGGGCATTCTGAACACAGCCTCGACATCGGCGAACGCGTCTAAGGGTATGCAGTTTACGCCCGATCGCGACATGGAAGTCGAAGCCATTGTCGCGTTCATCGACGCGGCTGCGGCGAGCGAGAATCACGACGCGTCTGTGTATTCGCTCGACGGCTCTAACCTTATCGTTGCGCTTATTGGAACGTCGTCAGTCGTCGCCACGGGTGGCACGAACATGACTGCGTATCGCTTTGTGTTTTCGTCTCCGCTGGCGCTTACTGGCGGCACTAGCTACGTGTTCGTTATCCGCAACTCGTCAGGCACGGGTACGACGGTACTGCGTCTCGGGGCCAACGGCGGCGGCGCAGTTAACCAGTGGCGATTTAATGCGCCGGGCTCGCACAATCGCGCTTGCGCGTATATCTACAATCTGAATAGTATTCTGACTGCGGGACAGGCTGTGACGACGGCCGCGAGCAACGACGATAGTTTCTGCCTCTATCCAGAAGTGTCTTTCTGATGCGCGTGATTGACGTAACGCTGAATGAGTTCAACGAAATTGCCAACGATCCAGAAGTGCTCGCGGCAATAAATCCGTTCGTCGACCGCATTGACTTGGCGTGGGCGTACCAGCAGCCCGGTACGTGGTGTAAAGGCGTCGACGGCGTGCGCGGCTGTGCGCTGATTATCCCGTGGCCCGACAACGCTCGCGAAATACACTGGTTCTTCCCCGGCTACGGTGGAATGCGCGCCATCAGGACGATTGTCGACTGGGTGTTTGAGAACACGAACACGGACATTTTGTTCGGCAACACGCCCAAGCAAAACCTCGGCGCGCGCATCGTAAATCGTTGGCTCGGCGGCAAAATCGTCGGCGAGTTGGTCGACGATCACGGACGCCCCGCCGTGACGTTCTCGCTGGCGCGGGAAGAGTGGGCGAACCACAAAAAGCCGGTCAACTTGACCGATAAGCGCGCTCTGCTAATATAGGGCCTTCGACGTTAAATCGTCGCTGCCAATACGGCTCGGTAACGCCCCACGAGAGCGGGCCTAAAAATCGAGACTTCAAGTGCAGCGTAATGAGTTTTGGCGGCGGTAAATCTAAATCGTCATCTAGCAACAAGGCGTTCGACTTCCTCAAGGGAGCGTACGGCGGGCAAATCAACACGGGCGTCGGCGCGTCGAACGCGCTCGCCGGTCTGCTCGGCGTCGGCGGCGATCCTGCTGCGTCGCAAGGTGCGTTCCAGAATTATCTGAACAGCGCGGGCTACAAGTTCCAGCTCGGCGAAGGGCAGAACGCGATTGCGTCGAGCAACGCGGCAAGCGGCTTGCTGAACAGCGGCTCGGCGCTGAAGCGCCTCACGTCGTACGGCCAAGGCCTCGCGTCGAACTACCTGCAACAATACATGGCGCAGCTCGGCGGCTTGTCGCAGCAAGGGCTCGGCGCTGGTTCGCTGATCGGCCAAGCTGGGCAGACTTCGAACAGTTCGTCCAAACAGTTCAACTTCGGTTTCTAAGGGGGATTAGATGCCGCGTAATTGGCTCAACATTTTCACAGCGGTTCGCAATGCCAACCAGTTCGAAGCGAATCAGGAACAGCAGGTTGTCGAGAATAAGCGCGCTGATGCGCAGCTCGGCTTCCAACAAGCTGACGAAGCGCGCGAAGCGACCGACTGGGACACCGAACGTTCCACGCGCACTACGCTTGGCGCGCTCGGCGCGTTTACGAACATGGCCGACAGTATCGCGAACGATACTTCGATCGCAGAAGAAATGCGCCCGCAAGCGTATGCTCAGGCGTTCGACCGCATTGCGCCGGCACTGCAAGCGAGCGGCTTCGATCCGCAGCAAGTCGACGGATTGCGCGCCCAGCTTCTTGAGAACCCCGCACAGGCCAGCGACCTTCTAGCTGGCCTCGAAGCCTTGCGCCCCGGTGGCGGCGGCTCAGCGCCTTCTCTGGCCGCTGCGTTCGGCCCTAATGGCGAACCCGTGTTCATCAACCAACGCACCGGGCGACCGGCTGCACGCGGCTACGCGCCGGCTACGGCCGTTCTCGGCTCAGAGCGCGTCGAGATTTCGCGCCGCAACGCGGATACGTCTTTCGGCAATCTCGAACAGCGCCGGCTCACGAACGATCCGAACCACGTGTTCGACGTTAGCTCGGCGCGCTCCGAAGGCCGTGTCGCTGGCGAGAGCGCCGCGCGTGAGCCTGAAGCGGTCGCGGCCGGTAACGAAGTCGTTCGCCGCATCGACGGCATTCTCAACACGCCTCCCGAAGAGCTGGGCGACGTTCTCGGTATGCCGTCACTTGGCGGCGCGCTTCGCGGCGGCTACGGCCAATACGGCGCGTGGCCGGGCAGCGAGCGTGCGAACATTCAGTCCGACATCGTTGCGCTTAGCTCGTCTCTGCGCAGCGCGGCTTATCAGCTCGTGCTGAAAGGCGGCGGTCAAATTACGGAAGCGGAAAGCGCGTTCGCCGCAGAAGCATTCGTGAACCTGCAACGTTCGCAATCGCCGGCACAGTTCCGCGAGAACTTGGTGACGGCGCGCTCTTACTTCCAAGGTCTCATTCAGCGCTATCAGGACTCGGCCGCGCCGACGCGCAACCCGAATCGCAGCGATAGCGGCCGTGCGCCGGCTGCCGCCGCTCCTGCGGCTGGCGCAGCTCCAGCAGCCCCTACAATCAACGTGGATGAATTTCTGCGCGAACGGGGCATGTAATGGCCGAACTCGACGACGTTCGAGCGCAGATCGCTCAAGCAGCGCAGGAAGGCAACGAAACCGCCGTTGCTCAGCTCAGCGAGCGTTATCGCGACCTGCAAGCTCAGGCCGGCGAACTGCAACCTGTTGGGCGCGGCTTCGTCGCGCAAACTGGCCGCGAATATCAGCTCGCTAATCGCGCGCTCGAAATGCGCCGTGCTGGCCGTGAAGACGAAGCGACGCAGCTTATCCGCGTCATCAGCCGCGAGCGCGTAGCTCGAAATATCACGCGCGGCGGGCGCGGCCGTGGCGAAGCGGCTCTGTTCGGTGCTAACCGTGGCATCTTCAATCTCGGCACGCTCGCCACTGGCGCGGGCGAACTTGTCGAAGATACGCTTGGCGGAAATCGCAACCGCGTCACTTCGCGCGAGCGCATGGAAGACTACAGCGCCGTTCAAGACGCCGTGCGCGAACGTCACCCTGTCTCCGCTGGTATCGGCGAAGTCGGCGGGACTATTGTCTCAGCCGTCGCGACGCCGGGCGGTGTAGCTACCCAGGGCGCAACACGTGGCGGTCGCGTCGTCCGTGCAGCAGCCACAGGCGCAGTCGAAGGCGGCATTCAAGGCGGCTCTGACGCGTTTGTGCGCGGTCAAGACGTGGTTGAAGGCGCAACGCGTGGTGCGCAAACTGGCGCAGTTGTCGGTGGCAGTCTTAGCGTTCTCGGCCAAGCTATCGCGCCGGTCATTCGCGCGGCCGGTAATCGTCTTGCTGACAACCAAGGCTTGCGTCTGCTCGCGGAGCACGTGAACCCGCAACAGCTAAACGCGATCGTTGCTGCAACGCGTCAGTTTCAGCGCCAGTTCAACCGTATCCCGACGCTCGCAGAAGCTGCCGGTATGGTCGACAGTACGATCGCGCGCGAAGCGGGCCAAATTGTCGAAGCGCGTGTGCCAGCATCAGCCGTGGCGCAACAAGGCGCGGCGCGCGTTCGCGTGCAAGCTCAGCGCGACCTTGCTGAATCCGTGATGCCCAATAGCTCCGGTGCGCCGGGCGCTCGCAGCTCTGAAGGCGGCAGCAACCCGATTACGTCGGAAGCGACGAACCGCGCCATGCGCGCGATTGCGAACTCTGGCGCGGTGGCGCGTCAAGGCAATCCGCTTCACACCTTCCTTACGTCACCCGACGTTGCCAACGCCATTCGCGGTATGCCGCCGTCTATTCGTGCGGCGTTCGACGACGCGCTCACTGTGAACGCGAACGGCGCTGTGCGCCCTGTGACTGTACGTATGCTTGACGATCTTCGTCAGGAAATGGGCAACCTTGCCGCCAATAGCGGCGCAAACCGTGCGTGGACCGAAGTAGCCAACGAAGCGCGCCGGTTCGCCGACGAAATTTCGAATAACGCGTACTCGCGCGCTACTCGACAACATGGACAGAATGCTCTCCGCGAGGAAATCGCAAACGAAGCGCTGCGGTCCCCCGCTGCCGCGCAACGCGTTGCTGGCGACCTTGCGGAGAGCGCCCAGCGGGCGCGCGACTTGTCGGCCAACCTTGGCCCGGCAGAGGCGACGCGTATTCGCAACGCGGGCGCAACAGTTCAGCGCGCTCTTCGCGGCGTTGACGAGTTCGAGCCACGCAACGCCATTTCTCGCGGCGAAGAAGCTGCGAACAATGTCGGCGAAGCGGCTCGTGGCGCACTGCTGCCGAAAACGGGCGGCGCTGGTATCGCTGCCTTCATCGCTCGAAACGTGCGCCGGCTTGGCATTACGCCTGCTGAAGCCGAACGCTTTGCGCGTGACTTCACGGACCCGTCTCAAACGCGCCGCGCTATCGCGTTTCTGCAACAGCGCATCGGCCAAGGCCCTGCGACGAACTTCATGGCTATGCTCGAACGTGCCGGCGTTCGCCCGACAGTCGAACGCACTGCTCGCGTTGGCGCGCGCTTGGCGTCGCAAGGCCCGAATACGGAAGTGCGCGGCACGCAGGAATTGCTCGGCAACGAACAAGCGCCGGCCGAAGAGCCTGCTGCGGAAGCTGAACAGACTTCGTTCGATCCTGCGAGCGTTCAACTGTCCACAGAGGCGCAAGGCATTCTCGACCAAGCGGCCGAACTCGAAGAGCGCGACCCCGAAGCGGCTGGCGAACTGTACGACGTGGGCAACCGCCTCGCAGAGCTTGAGCGTCAAATGATCCAAGCCGCGCAAGCGGGGGACGAAGAAACTGCAACCATGTTGGCGCAACAACGTCGCGCCATCCTAAACAACGAAATGTAATTACGTGCTACCATGCTGGAAGAAGTTCTCAACGAATTGCGGCTGATCCGCAGCGAGCAAACAGAGCAAGGCAAACTGCTCGTGCGCGTCGATGAACGCACGCTTGCGCTTGACGAGAAAGTCGAAGCGCACTTGTCGGCCGACGATAAGTTTCACGGCGGCATCGAGAAGCGCGTCAACACGCTCGAACATTGGCGCACGCGCGCTGCGGCCGTCGTCGGTTTCGTTGGCTTGGTCGCGGGCGCGTTTGCCGGCGCGATCAAAGATGCCGTCGCGCATATCTTCTGGCCGAATTAAGCTGTTGACAGACACAATAGGTAGTGCTTCCATGACATCGCTGCGACCACTACCAACAAGGGGACTACCTACATGACTGCTGTAAAGGCAAAGTCGTTGGCCGACTTTAAAGCGGCCCACGACAAAAACTTCATCGTGCCCAACAAGATCAAAGCCGCGTTCGAAAAGCTCGGCAGCGGCGGCTGGGAATACGAGCAGGACTTCGCGCGCCTCGCCACCGTCAGTATGACGGACATCACGAAATTCCGAGAGCAGTTCAACGATCAAGTCGTGCTGATTAAGGAAAACGGCCGCGAACGCCGCGCATGGGTTGGCTCCAAGTCGACCGCCGACAAAATGCGGGAAATGCTCGCTTAACCAGCTCTGACTTCGGAAAGTAAACGCGATGACGAAAACGCTCGATGACTTTGACGCAAAGCACAATCTCTTAACCAAAGAGAAAGCCGCGCACAGCATGACGAAGGACGCGCTGAAGAAGGCGCTGGACGACGCAACTGTGTTGCGCAGGGAAATCGAGCGTTTTCAGTACGCCACGAAAGCCGGCGTCGTGCCGGCCGACTGGACGCTGCCTTCACGCACGAGCAGCAAGGGCGACCATATGCCCGTTCTGTTCGTCAGCGACGCGCAAGTCGGCGAAGTCATCGACCCGCTGGAAGTCGAGTTCGGGCGCGGCTACAACACGCCAATCTTCCGCGAACGTTATCGCGAGCTGATCGCCACTACGATCTATCTGTCTGAACAGCACGTCGGCGACGACTGGACGTTCCCCGGCATGATCTACATTCGCGGCGGCGACGCCGTGTCGGGCGGCATTCACGAAGAACTCGCAATGACCGATGACAGCTCGCCGCTCGAAGCCGCGCGCGTCGTGTTCGAAGAAGAGAGCGCCGGCATCGAAAAGTTGGCCGACTTCTTCGGCAAGGTCGAAGTCAAGAGCGTCGGCGGCGGCAATCACGATCGCACCACGTTCAAGACGCACACAAAGCACCGTGCCGACAACTACGACAGCATGATTGACTTCATGCTCGCTCACCATTTCCGCAACGATCCGCGCGTGACGTTCCAGCTCACGAAGTCGACGGACGTGCTGTTCCCGATCTTCAACAAGCAAGTGCTCGCGACGCACGGCGACAACATTGGCGCTGGCGGCGGCACGGGCTTCATTGGCCCGCTGGCGACGATCCTGAAGGGCGTCTCCAAGATCATGCTCGAACAGGCGCGGCTCAAGCGTACGCTCGATCACGTGTACGTCGGCCACTTCCACACGTTCAACCAAAACCGCCGCTTCACTGCGAACGGTTGCTTCCCTGGCTACAGCGAGTTCGCCAAGCGTTTCCGCATGGACCCTGAAGAGCCGGTGCAGTCGCTGCAATACTGGCATCCGACGCGCGGCCTTGTCGACTTCAAGCCGATTGTGCTGACGTGACCTTCGACGAAGCCGCGCGCGTCCTTGGCGTCACGCTGAAGGGGCTCACTGAGCAAGACGTGAAGATCGCGTACGGCCGCGCTGTGCGCCTCACACACTCTGATGTCGGCGGCGTCGGCGGGGACATGAACCGCGCCAAACTGGCGAAGGATACGCTGCTGAAGATCACAACTGCTGACGTTGCGTTGGACGACGCGTGTAAGCAGTGCAAGGGGACGGGTTCTGTTCGGGGCTCGTTCGTTATGGCCGTCTGCAAGACGTGCAATGGGAGCGGGAAGAATGCGAAGGATATATCTGGACGTTGACGACACGCTGGCGCTTTTCCGTCAGCACGCAATCGCCAACGGAGTGCCGGCGTGGGAAGGCTCGTGGTACACGGCGCCGCGCGAAGGCTGGACTGACGAACAGAAGTTCATTCAGGACAAAACCAACGAGCTGATGCGAACCGAAGACTTCTGGATGACGATGCCGGTTGCGCCGCTCGCGCACGAAGTCATCGCCGCCGCGAGCTTTCACGGTCCCGTTGAGTTGCTGACGGCCGTCCCTTCGTCGCTGCTGCACGAAGTCGACACTATCAACATGATTCGCCGCGCTAAGGTGCGCTACGCTTGGCAGGCGCTGCACGTGCCGCCCGAACGCATTCTCGTTGTCGATCGCCGCGACAAGGTGCGCTATGCGTGGAATCACTTCGACAACGTGCAAAACGTTCTTGTCGACGACGCGATTGACACGTGCAACGCGTGGGCTAATCAAGGCGGTCTCGCGTTTCACTTGGAGCACGTCGAAGACGGGCTGCACGAAGCGCTGAATTTCATCAAGTGCCTGTAAGGGGGATACCGTGAATCAAACTCCAAAGTTCAAAGCCGGCGACATCGTTGTCGGTCATACGCGCGGCGGCTGGAGCTTCAGCAAAGGGCGCGTTGAAAGCTCCCCCAACGTTGACCTTGCGTCGAACCGCTACGCTTACCCAGTGGCCGTGCTCGAAGGGAGCGGCCACGTTCCAGCCGGGCAAGTCATTACGGCTTACGAAAACGACCTTGCGCACTTCAGCCCAGTCGTCGCGGCGCTCAAGCCGCAGCTCGACGGACTGGAAGGCAGCGAGCGCCGGATCGAACTGCGCAAAGAGCGCGCCGCTCGCGAAGCTGAAGAGAGCGAGAAGATCGCAACGGTTCGAGACGCCGAAAATCGTGCCGCGCGGGAAGAGTTGAGCAAGGGGCTCGGCCTCATTCAGAAAGCGCCGAAGAACTGCGGCCTGACTGAAGCGCAGATTCGGAAGATGCAGCCGGTCGGCACGATCGTCCGCAGCTACTTCCCTGACGCGCTCCGCGCCGTCGCGGCCGTCGCCTTTGTCGGCAATGAGAAGCACAATCCCGGCGAGCCGCTGCACTGGGCGCGCGGCAAGTCCGACGATCACGACAACGCCATGTTGCGGCACTTCATCGACGGTCCTGACGGCTGGAACCGCGAAGAGCTGAAAGACGGCCGCATGTTCGAACTGCTGCACGCTGCTAACGCGGCTTGGCGGGCGCTGGCCGAATTGCAGCTCGCGGTCGAGCGGGCCGACGGCGAAGTCATCCGCGTCCTGAGCCTCCCGAATACCGCTGGCGAAGCGTGCCAGCGCGTACAACTTCCCCTGGGCGGGGAAACGGCCTAGAATGCCCGCTGACGGGCGTTTGACAGCCTCGCTCCCAAGGCATCGACAAGACGGCTAACCGCCGCCCTGAACCAAGGCTCGCAGCCGACATAGCGGTTTCAGGCGATGTCCTTGGAGAGCAACGGAAGCCCCGCCCCGGTAACTCAGGGCGGGGCTTCTTCGTTCCAAAATTGCGGCCGCAAATATTTCTGCGATTCAGCACGATCGCGTACGGAACGGCCGGGCGATTTAGGGCATTGTCTTCTTGCCGGGCCTACTCCCCCCGCCCAGTCCCGGCACAGCAGCAAGAGAGCCGCCCTAGGATCAGCCGGGGCGGCTCTCAACTGTTCAGCGGCGGCTGACTGTAGCCCGTAGGCCCTCTCCCCAGCTCTTTAAGCGCCCTTCGGCGGCGCACCATTCTATAGGGTTGTTTGGTCGACCCGACCTAACTAGGCGTCGCCCATGTGGATTATGCCGCCAACTACGCCGCCAATCTGTTTGGGCTCGGGAGTGAGCACGCGACTGCGGCTCATGTCGCGGGGATCACGGATCGCCTTGTAGATCGGAAAGCGTGGCGCGTCCTTTGCGCCGGCCGGCTGATGTTTAAACACGACCGTCTTGCCGACGAAATATTCGATCGCTTCCGCCATCGGCATGTCAGGCAGGTTCGAGCTGCCGACGCGAACTTCGACGCCCGGCCACAGCGATTCGTTGATACCTACGAGACAGCCCAGCTTGCCGTTCGGGATCATGCCCTCTTTGGCCTTCGAACGTTTGGCCTTGCCGCGCTTGTCGACGGTCTTTTCGTTCGTGTTCGTCTCGCCCTCTTCGACGGCGATGATTAGAATTTCGTCGTCCTGCATCCGCTTAATCTTCCACAGGCTGCCTTCGCTCTCGGTGGCGCGGCCGTGTTTGTAGATCGCGTGAAAGTCGCGGACCACGCCGCCTTCGTAGCCCATTTCGAACAACGGCTCGGCGAGCGCCATCAGCTCAACTTCGTCGTCGATAAGGTTCGCTGGCACGGCTTGAATAATGCCGCCTTCTGGATCGTCGCAAAGCTTGGCGATGCGCGCCTGCGCCTTGGCGTAGCGGAGCTGGTAGGGCACACGCGGATCAGTGAAGTCGTCGAACACGAAGTAAGTGATACCGGTAGGGTCAGCGCTGGCATCCATAACGACGTCTTGCGTCGCGTTGTACACGTCCTTAGCCGTGGGATCGCCTAAGATCAACTCGCCGTCGAAGCCGTTGAAGTCAGGATGGCTGAGCGTCATGCGAATCAAATCGTTCGCGATCGGTTCGAGATTGCGGCTCATGGCGACGCCGTTGCGCACGACGCAGCGAATGCCGTCGTACTTAGGCTGCAACATGCATGGAAACTTCAGCTTGCCGCGCGGCGACGCAAGCATCGGCTCGAACGGTTTCAGCAGCGACTTCTCTGTCATTTTGTCCCCCGTTTTCTCAGCAACCGCAGCAACGGGTGCTTGATCGTACGTTTACGACGCTCGCGGCGTTCGAGTTCTTTACGCGCGGCCTCTGCATGATCCTGCGGCCCCCATTGCGCAATGGCTTCAAGCTCGTCACGCGGCGCGTTGCTCAAAGGCCCTCCCATCCACGTGTGCATTAGAACTCCCCTCGCTCCATCAGTGCAGCTATTGCGGCTCGTCGTAAGATCGCTTCGCTTGTGCCAGGGCGGTAGATAGCTCCTTGTCGAAGCATTTCGCTAGCGACTCGATCTTCTCTTGTCTCAGGCGTTGTGACCGGCGCGTCATCTGAACTATCGCCCACGTCAGCCACAGCCACGCGAGCGCGGCGATCACGAACAGTGTATTTGTGATCGCTTCCGCCACGACTCACCGTCCCCACCCGCACAGCTCGACGCCAAGCGCGTTGTGCGCCTTAATGTTTCGAATGTCTTCGTCGAGCATGTACTGCGCCCACGGGATCGGGCGAGCCAAGTCGCAGAAGCGCGGCTCAGCGTCTCTCGAAGGGATCAGACTGGCGCAGCTCGTCAACAGGCTGCACGCGGACACGATCAGCAGCGTCTTCAGCGCGCCGTTCGTTTTCGTTACGAGCTTCATCGTTCTTCACCCTCTCTTTGAGTTGATCGTTCTCAACTTCCTGTTTCACGCCGTCGCGGAGCTTCAGCCACACGAGCAGCGCTGCAAGGATCGCGCCTGCGATCGTCGCGAACTTCTCGCCGAAGCGCAACCAAATGAACGCGACAAGGAAGCACGCGCCCGCGACGATCCAGGGAAACAATGAATTAAGCATTGTCGCGCTCGATCTTCGAGAACAGCGCCACGAGCGCTCGGCCCAACGCGATGCCAGCGCCTGCCACGGCCGCGCCCTCGGCCGAGAAGATGACGTTCCAGTCGACGCCTTGGATGAATGCGAAGAGGCTGCCCAGGAAGGCCAGAACGCCGCCCAGCGTGTACGTCTTCCAGCCCTTGCGGCGCAGCACGTTCGTTTCGTCGTTCATTTCGAAGTCCCTACCCTTAGTAACAAAAACGCCCCGACTATAAGCCGGGGCGCTCTGTTTGTCGACTTGCCGAAGCTTGGACTATTCCTTGCCTTCAATGTGGTCCGTCAGGTTGCCCAGGGCTTCCATTGCCACATCGAGCGGCGTGCCGGTGTTCAGCATCGCGGCAAGGATCGCGCCAACGTCAACGTTATAGTTCACGTTGCGATTCGCAAACACTTGCGCGTCGGCGAGAACGCGGCGAGCAATTTCGCCTTGCGGTTCGCCGCCAAGTGTCGCCGACTTAGCAACGTTGGCATTGCGCTGCGCACGCGTCGCCTTGACCTTTTCAGGCGCAGCGAGCAGAGCGGGACCGCCGCCGTCGAACGGCGCTGATTGGTCTTGTTCTTGCTCTTGAGCCTGCTCTTGCTCGACGGCAGTGTTTTCAGGCTGCGGCGCAGCGTTGGCAAACGCCGTAGCGCCCCAACCCTTTGCCGTCGTCGTTGCCGGCGCTTGTTCAGCGGGCGGCGCGGGCGGAGCAGCATTAACCGGGGCCTTAGCGCCCCAGCCTTTCACGCCGCCCGTTTGAGCCGGCGCGGCTTGTTGAGTTTGAGCCGGAGCTTGCGCAGCTTGTTGCGACGCATTGCCCGGCGAAGACAGCTTACGCATGTTCGCTCCTACAGTTGTGTCAAACGCCGACATGGCGCTGGGATCGTCCCGAATAATCTCGCTCTTCAACGCGGCGAGAAGTGCGTCCTGCGTGGTTTCTTTGCCCGTGAGAGCATCTTCCACGAGTTCGTCGATGCTATCAAGCACCATTATTTTGTGCATCACGATTCGCTCAGCAGAGTTACCTTGTCTGTGAACGCGCCTGATGAATTGATCGTAAAGCTCATAGTCCCATGTTTGCGTGTACCAGCACACGTGCCCGGCCCCGCCGAGCTGCATGTTCAGTCCGTGGCCGGCGCTTGCCGGGTGACACAGCAGCATCGGACATTTGCCGGCGTTCCAATCGCGCTCGATTTCTTCCGCACGCTTGCCACTAACGCCCCCGCCCAAATAAGGCGTGTTGGGATGCCGCTTAAGTATTCTTTCAAGCTCGTGTCCATAGGCGTACGCGACAAGCAGCGGCTGCCCCGCGAGTTCTTCCAGAAGATCATCGAGCGCGTCCAGCTTCAGGTTGTGAATGTCAACGTAGTCGGGCGGGCTCGTGTACATCGCGCCACCGCAGAACTGTTGCAGCTTGTTGTACACGGCTGCCATGTTCGCGGCCGTGATCGTCTTGCCCTCAAGGTTGACGATCATGTCGCGCTTCATTTCGCGATACTTGGTGCGCGTTTCCTTCGTGAACTCGACTTCAATGCGCCGCGTACTTAGTGGCGGCAACGTCAGATAATCCTCTGCGTCGGCGCGGAAGACGTACGGTTCGACGGCCGCTTCAATTTGCTTTGCGGAGTTCGGCCGCAGGTCGTAGCTGAAACCGTCGCGGCCAACTTGAAAGAAGCGGTCGCGGAAGTGTGTGATGTACTTGCCCAGCGCCGCGCCGCCGTCGAGCAGCTTCATCTGCCCGAACAAATCCATGTAGCCGTTCGGCACTGGCGTACCAGTCAAGCCCCAGCGGCGCGGCGTCTTGTCCATGAACGGTTGCAGCTTCTTGCTGCGGAGCGCGGCCGAGTTCTTGAATTTCGTCAGCTCGTCAATCGCGATCGTGTCGAACGGCATACGCGCCATGAAGAACTGATCGCACAGCCACGGCACGCTTTCGGGATTGAGCAGCCAAATATCAGCGTCGGCGCGCAACAGCTTCTTGCGCTCTTCCGCATTCTTGCCCGCCATCATGGCGAAACGCAGGTGACGGAACTGCGACCACTTCGCAGCTTCTTGTCGCCAAACGAGCTGACACACGCGCATCGGCGCAATCACGAGCATGTTGTTCGCAATGCCGGCGTCTTGCAGCTCGCAGAACGCCGCGAGCGTCACGGCCGTCTTGCCCATGCCGGGATCAAGAAACAGCGCCGCAGCGCCGCGCGCACACAAATGGTCGATCGAGCGTGTTTGATAGCCGTGCGGCGTCCAAACGTTGTGCGTCGGCGCTACGCGGCGCAGTGCGGCGGACGGCATCATTGATAGATTATTTGGGCAAGAGCTACGGCGACGGCGAGCGCCACACACAAGGCGTAGCCAAGCAAGGCGCGATCATGTTTCATTGTCATCCTGCGTGCGCCCCCAGCCGCTTGTCGAACTCTGCCTTGAACAGCTCGAAATTGTCAATGACAGAAACGTCGCCGCGCATCAGCACAATGTTGTCGTGAACGTGCTCTTGCAGCGGACGCGGTTCTTTGCCTTCGCCTTTGAACTCAACCCACCAATGATGCCCGTCGCGAAACATAAACAAGTCGTCAGGCCAGCCCGTCGCTGCGCCGTGTCCGAAGTGCATACGCTTGTAGATGCCGGCGTTGCCCGTCTCGCCGCAGAAGTCGTCGAGTTCGTCAGTCGACAGCTTGAAGCCCGCGCGCTTGGCGTGCGCCAGCGACGGATTGCGGACAGCTTTCTCGACCTTGTTGCTCATGGGAAGTACAGCTTCTTGTGAACGTATTCGAGACAACGGATCAGCGTGCGCGCCTCCTCTGGCACGCTAACGCAAGTCATGCGCTTAACTGGCGTCACATACTCGGGAGCCATCGGAAGCTTCACGCCAAAGCCGTCGCACACAACTTCGACGTAGGGCGTCGGGCGCATGTGACATTCCCTCTCGGCAACCTTTGGGTTGACGATCGTGACATGCACAGCGCCCTTCGCGGCGAGCGCAATGATGTAGCTGCCGATTAAAGCGGGATCGGAACTATCACTCATAGCCCGCACAGCTTCAAAACGCCGCCGATGCAAAACGAAGCAATGCCAAGAAGACAAAGCACTAGTCCCGCGTACAGTAGAAAGTCGCTCATTTACGTTTCCCCGGCGCGTACGGCTTGGCGAGATAACGCTGAAACAGTGCGCGCTTCTCTTCGTTGTACATGATCCACTTTCGATCGCCCTTCTTGAACGCCTCGAACAGCGCGGAAAGCTCTGCCTCAAAGTCGCACAGCACGGCCGGGTGCAGAAGACGAAAGGCGCACCACGAAGCCCAGCCGGGCTGATGAAACGCGGGCATTGCTTCTCGATGTGCAACAGTGCCCGCGTAGCTCGTGAATATCACTGCACGTTTCGTGCCGCGTCCTTCGACGGTTATGTCAGTCGGCGACTTCTTCGCGAACCGAATCATTTCGTCGATGAATGCAAGCTCGCTCAGAACTTTCGGCTTCTTAGCCGAAGTCGCACTTGCCACCTTTGCTTTTTGCGAGCGGGCAGTATTTGCAGCCTTGGTCACTCGGCCTTTTAGTAAAGGTTTTGTCATTCTCAACGGCTCCCGCCCGTTTGTCCCACTTCGCGATCAGCGCTGATAGGTCTTTTCGAAAAAATTCGTCGTGCTTCTCTTGTCCAGTGTCAAGGTAGAAAAGCCGCGTCTCAACCCAATGTACTTGAGGGTAGCGCTGAAACACTGCGAGCGCCTGCGTCTCCATCTGCTCGACGTGATCTTCTTTCGGCTTGCCCGTCTTCCAGTCGGCGTTGCTGAAATGATTCGTCGGCCACAACACGCCGGCATCGAGAATGCTGCGGAAGTACGTGTCTTTTCCAAACCAGCTCGTAGGTTTGTATTCGCGCGTGTAGCCCCACTGTTGCTCAACAACGGGCTTCTGCTGACGAATCTCTTCGATGATGTGCGCGAACTTGTCGTACTTCTTCGCCTCGAAGCGCTGCGACGCGTGATAAGTCACCTTCTCTTGATCGGCGTAGTACGTGCCGTCAGGCCCGCCGATAAGATACGCCGCGATGCCGCCGTGAACGCGCCGGCCGTGGATCAGCGGCGGGCCGGGATCGTCGACGAACACCGGATTCTTAAGGATGACCTTTTCGAGATACTTGAAGCCGCACTCGTTGTGCAGCTGCCACTTCGAATAGGACCAAGAGAAGTTAGCCACTGACTTCGGTCCCCGCGACTTCCACTTCTTCGCCGCGCTCGAACTTAAGCACGGCCGCTTCAGCGTCCGCAAGCTCTTTCTCGGCGTCAGCTAGCATCGCCTTGCGCAGCGGCGTCCATGCGCGCAGCACGACAAACGTTGCGCGCGCCTCTTCCTCGGTCAAGCTGCCGCGCGTCCAAGTCACAGCGAGCGAAGGCGGCGCTTCCGTGGGCAAGTTGGCGTCGATGTCCGCGAGCTTCGCTTGCGCCGCCGCGTAGCGCTCATACAGAGCGATGCGCTCGGCGATTTGCGCGGGAGTAAGAACAGCCATCACGCTCCCCAAAAGATAAAGCGCACAGCCGCCGCGAACATCGCCAGCCTAAAGATAAGCGTGGCGAGCGCGTCGCGTGTGGCGATGTATTTTTGTTGTTCGAGCCAATTCATAATCAGATTTTCTCTGGAAAGCCCATTTCGTCGGACTTTGTGTTGAAGGCGAGTTGCAGGCAGTCGTACGCATCGAACTGCAACTTGTTGGCAAGGTTGAACACCGTGCAGAGCACATCGCCCAGCTCGTACGCCGCGCGCTTATGAAGCTCGTGTTCGTTGTCTTCGCCCGGCTTGTAGTTGCCCGGCATCTTCATTTCGTGCCGGCGCAGTTTCTTGACGGCGTTGACGAGTTCGCCGACTTCGCCAGCGACTTCCGCAGCGCGCTCGAAGCACGTGAACTGCGGATTAGCGAACGCAACAGCGTCGGCCATGTTCGTAAACGTCGCAAGCGGATTGCCGTCTGCGTCGTGGACGTGGAACGGGCCAGCGTCACTAGTGGCTTTCAACGTACGTCCGCCGTTGTCAGCGTTCCAGCGCGAGTTGCGATGCGCGTGCAGCGACTGAATGAGCTGGAAGCTCGTCTGCGGGAGGCTGATGCCACGCCGCTCGATTTCGCCCAGCAGTTCGGGCACGCTCGCGCCGGTCAAGGCGAGATTGCCCAGCACTGCGGCTTCAGGCTTCTTGCCGATAATCAAATGGTCGCTCATGTTTATCCACTCCACTTTGTCTTCTTCGCCGCTGAATACTTTCCACGCCCAGCTATCGCGCCAACCTGACGGCCCTTCGAGAATTATAGTGCGTTCACTAGGGTTTGAATGTTCTCTTTCAAGCACAGCACGCGCTCCCGTTCTCGCTTAGCGTGGGCGTCCATAGGTGCGACGCTAGTCTGAAGCACCGTACGCAAATCTTCGAGCGCTTTGAAAGTCGAAACTACCTTGCCGTCGTTGAGCAAGTTCATAATGCGCTGCAACTCGCTGTTCAGCGCACGCTGCGTATCGGGAGTCATTGTCAGTGTTGCGCCGCGTAACATTATCGCATCCCCGCCAGCTTCATGCCGAAACGAGAGCCCGGCTCGAAGCGCCCGTTTGCTTGGCACTTCTCGAAAAAGTTTTGCAGCGCTCGCTCGTAGTTGAAGCGCGCCTCTGGATAGAAGTCGTCGACGATTGCGACGCTCTGAATTGTTTCCTTGTACGTCTTAGCGAGCGCTTCCAGCGCGTCGAACTCTGCGCTCTGCGTTTCAACGGTGCTCATGCTGCTTCCTTCCACGGCTCGTAAGCTTCTTCTTTCACCACTGCGCCCCAGCGCTCGCCGACTTTCCCGTCGCTCAGCATCGGGCAGCGGTTCAAGCGTTGCTTGCACATTTCTTCGCGCAATATCCGCATCTGCTGTTTCGCGATGTCGCGCGGCGACGACACGTTTATTTCGTCGTACACCGTCACAAGGAAGCGCGCCGCGCGGTACGGATTATTGTACCAGTCAATGAGCGCTTGCTTTGTGATGTCGGCAGCGCTCCCCTGTACGAGATAGTTGATAAGCTTGTATTCGAACGACTTGAGACGGCCTTCAATGAATTTCGGCTCTTCGACGAAATAGATACGCCCGCCCCACGTGCGGATCGGCTGGCCGAACTGCGCCTGTTTCTTACACCAATCGTCGAGCAGCTTGCGACCGGGCAGCGCTTGATCGTGGTCCGCGCAGAACTGTTTAGCGTCTGGCATCGACAGCCCCAGCGCTTGCGCCACAGCGCCCGCGCCGCCGCCGTAAATCTTGCGGAAGTTCGTGACCTTGACTTGTGTGCGCAAGTGCGAGTTGAACTTGTCGAGACGGTCTTGCTCCCACGCCTTGTCAGGCTGGAAGCGCGCGACCTTGCCTTGCAGATTGTTCTTAACCCAAGTGTGAGGGTCGAGCGCCGGATCAATCAGATACTGCGCGAGCAGCGACTGATCGAAGTTCTCGGTAGCCCATTGCGCGCCTTCGAAGTCGGCGAACACTCGCAGCTCTTGGCCGCTGAAATCTCGGTGTAGCCACAGCTCGCCGGGGTCGGGCAAGTTGTATTTACGCACGAGCGGCAAGTTCGGCACGCCTAGAAACGACGGATGCACGTAGCCGTCAGGGCGGTCTTCAAAGCTATTGCTGATGTTTAGGAAGTTGTGATCGTGGCAACTCGGTCGGCCCGTACGCGTACCGCCGTCGACGCCGCGCGTTTGATTCCAGTTCGTCGTTATGACGCCGCCGCTCTGCTGCGCTTGCGCGAGCCACGGGCGCATGAACATTTTCAGACACGTCGCCAGTCTATTACGATAACTAACGGCTGATGCGACGGCGGGGTCGCTAAACATTTCGGGCTTGAGGCTATCTTTTCCCACGCGATATTCTTTTTTCGCGGGGGTTCGCTCGAACTGATCTTCGCGGACAATTCCCGCTCTAATGAGTGCATGAGCGAAATCTTGGTCGGCGTCAAAGTTAAGATCAGGCGCATCAAGTCGTTCGCGCAAGGCACGTTCAACGTGGTCAAAGGCAGCGCCATAAAGCTCCGTCTCCTGTTCGAGCAGCGGCAGATCGACAAAGATGCCGGTTTGCTCGTTCTCCAGCAAGATCGGCATTAGCTCGCGTTCGCGGTCATACGCTTCGAGCATTTCCCACTGCACGACGTAATCGTACATCATAACGAACAGCGCTTCGGTGCGATCCGTGTCGCCCTCCGCGTAACGTCCGACTAGATCGCCGGGAGCCCACGGGAAGTAGTCGGACGGGTTCGTTGACTTCACCGTACCGTCAGCGAGCTTCTTCTGCGAACGCTTGACCTTGAGCGGGCCGGTTTCCTTATCGTTGAGCCAGTGCGGATAGTTCGTTGCAACTGTGTGGTCGAGTTGCAGGCGATGCTCCCAGCACCAAATCGCAACTTCGTCGCGCTCGCCAGCCGGCCAGTTCAAGTGTTGCGCGGCCAGCTCTTTCAAGCCGTGGTTGAACGCATGAGGGTCGCACAGGAACGCTAAGAACGCCGTGTCATGTAGGCGCGTCCAATGCAGACGCGGATCGCGTAGCCCGATGCCAAGCCAACTGCACAACACTTCCACATCGAACTTGGAGTTATGGAAGCACAGGAACTCGTCACTGTTGATCGCCTTGAGCAGCGCTTCCTTAGCTGTGCCTTCTTCGCAGTTGTTCTCGGTCGCGTGACCGAAGGCGTAATAACGCGACGGTTGGCCCGGCCACTTGATCGACACGCCGACAGGACGCGGCGGATAGACGGGACGCGATTCGATGCGCCACGTTTCGAAGTCGATGCTGATGACGGGCGGAGCGCTCACTTGCGCAACGCCATAGCTTGGTGCCACACGCCCGGCTCTGAGCGAACCGTCATCACGGCGAACTCTTGCCCCGACTTAACGGCGGGCTTCTTTTCAAACGTCACGCCAACGCCGCGCAACAACTCAGTCAAAACGTGCTCAGCCAAGCTTGCTGACAGCTCTTCTCGAACACGCTTCTGATATGCTTCGTCGGCGAAGATAGGGCCAGTCCGTGCGCGGCGGTCGATTTCTTCTCGCACAGTTGCAGACGTGACAACCCTATTTATTAGAGCCTGCCAATCCTTCGACGCCTCAAGCGCACGCTCAGCTTTGAGCATCCTTTCACGCGCACGATCGCGCTCGTCTTGGCGTTGCTTGCGATAGGTGTCGAGAGAGTGCAGCTCAGTTTGCAGCAGCCAACAGGCGAGACGGCTCAGAAGCGTCTTCTTTTGATACTGTAACTTATACATTACGTCCCCTGAAACTGCTATCTGGAAAGGCTGTGCAACCCTAATTACCGCGCCCTGTGCTTGCTCACTGTTAGTCCGGCGCGAACCAGAAACTGTGCCCGATATCTCGCCTCGGAGCCGGGCTACGGTTCAGCTGAAGGCTCGACCGTTGCGCGGGCGAGTTGTTCCAGCAGCCTCCCCAACCTTCTTAGCGGCGAATACCGCGTTGCCCACCGAAGCGCCCAGCAGCCACGGGCGGAGGCGCGATGTCTTCCGCGCTCGGCGCTTCATAGCCCTTGAACGGCTCGCTTTCGAGCACGTCGACGCGCGGGATAATGCCCTTGAGCATTTCCGGCGTCGCCAGCTCGATCAGCTCGAAGTTCACGCTGAACTGGTTCGTTTGGTGCGGCGTCAGATAGATTTTCGTGACAGCGCCGTACGGCGCGCGGGCGTGCTGAACGCGAAGCATCTTGCGATACTTCTCGAACGCACTGCCGCTCGTCACAGGAATGTTCAAGAACACAACGTCCGCGCCGGCATAGTGATCGGCAGTGTCGTGCAGCCCCAGCTCCCAGTCGCGGCGGTTCGGCGCTTGCTGATACAAGCCGGCCGGCAGCAGCGCGAGGCGATACTGATTCTTGCACGCCTTGCCACGGCCCGGAACGCCGTTGCGCATTGCGCTCCCCCACTCGGCCATCGGGCAGCCGTCACAGCCGCCGACAATCACGCCGCCCTTGCCGTCGTCGGCCATGTTCTGCGGCATGAAGTATTCTTGGTCGCGGCTCATGCTCTCCAAGTGCGGAACCATGTCGCGCGGCTCGCCGCGTGTGAACGCGTAGCAGACTGGCGGCACTTTGTTGTTCGGATCGTACGCGCCTTCGTAATACAGGTTCTGCAAGACGCTATCGACGATGACGACGGCGACTTGGTTGCCCGGCAGCTGTTCGTCGCCAAGCGCCAGAACGCCGCTGCGTGTCGACAGGAATGCGCCTTCGCTGCTGCGATCTTGCTTCGCGTACTTCTCCGCGTCGGCAGCTAGCCGCGCGTCGTAGTTCATAATCTCAGTGCCCACTTCAGCCTCCGCTGGACAGTTTGTTCAGTGCCAAGAAATCGACAGGCTTGGCGAGCCCGACTTTTGGAAATTCGTCCCACTCTCGCGGCCCTGACGGTGGACCGCCTTCGTCTTCCATGCGCTCAATCGGGCACGGCTCTTTCAGAGCTTCGTCACGACGCCCTGTAATTTCGTCGACAACGGCGGCGGCCTTCTCGATTATGTCATGCACAACCATGCCGTTGTCGTCAACGCTCATTAGTACGCCGAAAGAGCGGTCGCCGTAATCCCAACCTGTAAACACAGGCTCAGACTTAACGCCTAGCTGTGCAACGTCGAGTTTCCAGTCTTCCCCTGAATAGCGCGCGCTTCCACGTCTGAACGTGTCCCACAAGTCTGCGGAAGCTTTTGCCCACTCTTCGGCGCGGCTCAACGCGTCGGATTCGCTGACTATATGCGCCGGGCGCGCGTCCGAAGGGTTGGCAGAGTAAAGGCCGTGCGCGATGCGCGGATCGACGGACGTGTCGCCCCAAATCACGTCTTCGGCGCGCACTGCCGTCGTCGGGGGAAGGTCTAGCAGGCGGCGCATGTTCTCGTATTTCGCCGCACGTGCAGCAGCAACTTCTGCGCTGATGCCTTGTTGACGCGACTTTATGACGACGTGATACGGGCGCGGACCCTTCTCGACGATCGGCGGAGTTATGCGCGTGGCAAGGTTGTGCGCCAGTGGATCGCGAAGGCCAAGTGTTCGAAGGCCAACGCGAAGGCCAAGCTCATAGGCGCGGCGCGCAAGCGCGCAAATGTCGTCGTGCTCAAGCCTGTGGTTGTCGTCAATAGCGTCCGTTACGAACGCGTGCAGAACGCGCAAGTTTTCGTCGCGCTCGCGCTCAAGCGGCGCTTCGTCTTGAATGCGCAAGTGATCGCTATGCGACTTACTCATCGTCTTCGCCCTCTTCCGCCGCCATACGCTCAGCCAACTCGGCCGCGATGATCGCTTTCTCGAACACGAGCACAGCGTTACGCGCCGGCCCGCCCATTTCCTCGAACAGCGCTTCGGCGCTCTCTTCGTGCGTCACGGCCGCTTGCGCCACGGTCGACGCGAACAGCGAAACAGAGACGCTAAGCGCTAAGTCCCAGTCGCCGTCACAGATCGTGAGCAGCATCTGGCCCATGTTGTTCGTAAGCTTGTTGACAAGCTCGACGCGCTCAGCGTCTGCGGTTTTGCGTTCGCGCAGTGCCATTAGCGAACCCCGCCCGGCCCGGCCGGCTTATCTTGCATCGCATTGATGCGCTCGTCGAGCACGTCGCGATACAGGCTCATGTACGTGTGCTGACGACGCAGCCGCGCAACTTCGTCGGCGGGCACGCCTAGGCGATCCAGGCGCGGTTGATCCGTGAGAAAGTTGCGCAGAGCTTCGAGCTTGTCGCTCAGCTCGGCGCGCTCGGTCATAACGCGGGCTTTGTAAGCGTCAGCCATTGCGTTCGCTACGTCCTGAAGGTTTGCCATTAGTCCGAATATCCCCCGCCGCTCGCCAAGTACGGCCGTCCCTTAAACGCTAGCGCCAAGGCGCGCGCCTTAGCCTCGGTGTTCAGCACGCGAGCAGCGCTGCGCGCGCCGGCCTCGGTCTTCCACCAACTGCGCTTGAACCGCTTGATACGCTTAGTGAGCGTGTAGCCGTTGCACGTCAACGCCCAAACCTTCGTTATTGGGAGAAACGTAACGTCGTATTCTGCGGCGGGCGAACGGTCGGGAGTGTCGCTAATCATCGCTTTGTCACCGAAAGCTTCGGCGTGTTGAACCGTTGGATACCGGGCAGCTTCCACCACTCGTCAGTGTCCGTGACGGCCTTGTCGCTCAGGCGCTTTTGCAGGAAGTCGAAGCGCCCCGTCTCGCCGATGTACGCGAGTATCGCGTCCCAATCTTTAATCGTCGGCACTTCTTTGTTGATGACTGCGAACGAATAGCCGCCGCTGACGAAGCCCTTGTCGACCGGCACTTCTGCAATAATGCTTTCGCTAATCAGCGTCTCGAACGCCTTGAGCCGCGCCGCAGCCTTGTCGGCCTCAAGACGCTCTTCGCGCACAGCGCGGTAAATGTCGCCGCGATCTTCCAGGCTCAGCGTGCGAATGTAGTTCGCACAAGCCTCTGGCGCGTCGCGCAAGGCGTCGGCATTAAGTATCATAGTGAAACAGGCTCCCTCTTACCTAGCGCTTCGTAGCAACTCGCGCGCCGGGCAGCTCAGCATACGTGCCGAACGACAACATAAGATCGTCGAACTCTGCTTGTGTCAACGATTTTTTCCAAGCTTCGTTGTGAACGTCGGCGATAATCAGGAAGGGTTCAATGATTCCCTGATACCGGAAGCCGCGAACATCGTCCTTGTTGCGAAGCGTTTTCACTCCGCTCGTACGGAGCTGCGAACTAATCTGCTCTGGCGTGTAGTTGCGATAGCGCCCGCCCTTGTTGCCCATTAGCTGCTCACTGAGACCGGGGAAGAGCAGAGCTAGCTCTGACATGCTGTAGAACGGTCGAACCGGCCACTGGGGCATCACAGCTTCAACCTGCATGATCTTCTTGAGCAGCGACATTGGCGCATTGGCGGGCGGGTTCGCTTTCGTCTCCGCCGCCCAGCGCATCGAGTTGTCAATCCACAGCTTCACGACGTTTTCGTCGGCCGTCAGCATCTGCTCGGCGAGCGATGTGATCGGGTTCAGCCCTTCGCGATAGGCGTTGTAGCGTGCGCCAGTGATCGGCGCTTCCATCGGCGGCTCCCAGCCCTCTAGGTCGATGTTCAGCAAGTGATGCATGATCGCCGGGCCGGGATTGTTGTTCTTGTACGTCACAAGATTTCGGTAGTACGCCGCGCCGATTTCGCCGTCGAGTTTGTCGGGCGTGTTCACAACGAAGTAGCGGCGTTCGTCGCGGCTGAAGCTTGCCGCTTCTGGATAGTTGGACGTGAGCAGATAGAGCCCCAAGTTGTCGACGGGCTTCATCGGGCGATACTTTTCGTTGAGCATCACTTCCGGTTGCGACACGAGCAGCTTGAGCATTTCGCCGGCTTGATCCATGACGCGCGGCGTCACTTCGTCGATGAACAACAGCACGTTGCGATCGACATACGGATTATAGTCGGCGAGCAGCAGCGTCGGCTGGATCATCTTACTCGCGGGCGCGAAGGCTTTCTGAACCAACTCACACCACATTGATTTGCCGCTTCCCTTCGTGCCCACGAGAAATGTCGCGATCGGCACTTTGCGGCCGGGGTTCTGCGCTTTGTACGCCAGCAGCTTCAACGCGAACCCAGCTGTTTCGTCTTCGAGTTCGCTGAAGATAAAGTTCGTCAGGTCAAGGAACGGTTCGCAATTGCCGGGCGCGGCGTCGAAGCCTTGCCAGCGATTGAGCATTGCGCCGCGCGCGGTCTTTATGATCCGCTCTTCGCCGGGCTTGAATACAGTCGAAGCGTAGCGGCGCGCGTTAGCGTGACTGCACCACTCTTTCGCAACGAGAATGGGCGGACGCTCAACGGGACCAGTCTTACCCATAGCGATAACAGGAAGCTTGAGAGAAGCGAACCGGCTTTCATTGCGGAAGAACGACGACGAATAGAATTGATCGCGCTTCTCATCATAGATCGCCTCTTCGTCGTCGATGATCGAACACGACGCGTTGATTTGCATGATTGCTTTGTCGAGCTTGCTTGCGCTCTGCGTCGAGTGCAGCAGGCGCTGCAACTCAATGCGCCCTTTCCACAACAGATAGTCGTCAAGCCCAACCTTCTCGTCAGGTTGCTCTTCGCCGTCAGCGTTCGGCGGAACGGGCTTGCCCGGCAGCACGACGATACGCACGTCAGCGCCGCGATTGACACTCAACTCAGAGCGAATTGCTTCTTGCGCCGCGAACACGTCGGGGTTCTGTTGCGCGTCGCTATCGAAGCAAATGTACACGACACGGTTGCGCCACACGCAGCCCTCTAGGCCGGGCAGAAACTCGCCAGTGATGCTATCGCGCGTCGAAGTGACGCCACCGAGGGCAAGGGTAGCGAACCCTTGGGAGCAGGTCGCAATCGCCTTCGCCTCACCCTCGGTGACAATCAGAGGGCACTTAGGATCAGCAAAGATCGCGGCCCAATCTACAAACGGGCACAGATAGACGTGAACGCCCGTCCCCGTGCCTTGAACATATTTCGCAGTACCCTTCGCCAGCTCGCCGAGGCGGCGCATACGCACGTGCTCGCGACCGTCGACGATCTTCGGCGTTGCGTCCGCATTCCAGTAGGGAATGCC